TCGTGGTCGTGCCATGAAGGGTGTGGCACGTGCAAGTGGGGTATTGGGAATCGCATCGCTGTTTGCTCAGCATCTGGGCGGAAAGGACAAGAAAAATGGCTAAGAAGACTGAACGAAATAAGAAGAGCGAACTTGATCCGCGCCTAGTAGCGCTTGGAGCAGCCGCCGCTGGTGGGGTTGCTGGCGGTCTTGTCGCACGCCGAAAGGTAAAGCGAAAGTCCATCACTACTGCCGACCGAGTGAAGATGGCAAAGCAGGCAATTAGAAGCGTCCCGACCTATGGTCGTGATATGCGAGATTACGCAGATGCAACGCGAAGAGTGCGTTCTGGCAAGGAAAGCCTTAAGCAGGCTGACGATGCCTTGTTCTCAAACCTTAAGTCCTCTAGGTTTACTCCAAGTGAATCTCCAGGTATCCTTGAGCGAGAACTTCGCAGCAAAAAGGCAGTTGCACTAAATGATATTGAGGTTGGAAAGTATAACGCTACTACCGCTGGCTCCAAGATGGCTCGCAATCGCGAGACCGTCAATGCACTAATGAACGATTCCGCAAGGGCAACAGCGCGTGGAAATAAGGCGACGTACAAGTACCAGGCTTCTCGCGCAACCAAGCGAGGCGCAATCAAGGGCGCTGCTGGCGCTGCAACTGTTGCGATGATCGTACAAGCAGTTCTCAAAGAACTGAATAAGAAGTAGGAGATTATATGGCAAAGAAGGATCTTGTTAAGCGACTAAAGCCAAAGGGAAAGCGTATTGACGAGGCTGCACAAAGAATAGTACGTGGCGCACGAGAAACATATTCAGGTGCAGCGGGAGTTATTCATAATTCAAAGGTCAAAACCGATAAGTTGCAGCGAGAATATATGGAAGGTCGTCGCAAGGCTGAGGCTGATCTTGGGTATGCCCCAGGAGAAAAAATTGGCGGAAGGTCTATCTCTGGAGTTGATAGGTATTCTGGAAGTGCATACCGAATTGGCAAGGGCGCTCCGCAGTACCCATCTTACCCATCGGCGGAGGAATCAAAGATTCGTCAATCTGTATATGCTGCAGAAAATAAAAAGGAACTTGCTTCGCGCCGATATATTAAGTCGGATGCCAAGAAGGAAATTAAGTCACGCCTTGCCTCCGTTCAGCGAGCAAATCCGCGCCGAAGTGTTAAGGGCAAGGTTGTCAAGGGAGCGCTTGGCGCTGCCGCAGTAGCAACGATTGTGCAGGCTGTTCTTAAGGAACTAAATAAGAAGTAATCCTTAAGGAGGGTTTATGGACAAGAGAGAAAAGGCTAAGGCTTATATTGCCGACGCTGCAAATACCCTCAACCTAAAGCAATGGACGATTAACGTTTCTGAGACTCTTCCACCAGACGATGCCTACGCAGATGTTGAGGCATCCACAAATCTTTGGCAGGCGACCATTCGCCTATCAGAGGATTTCTGGAAGGAGAAGCCAGATAGTCAGCGGCGCATTATTGCGCATGAGTTGATTCATCTACACTATGCTGGCGTTGAGCGTCTAGTGGAACAACTGGAGTCTTCTCTAGGCTCTATTGCATTTGATATAGTAAATAGTATCTGGGACGTGGAGTCGGAACGAGGGGCAGATGCGCTCTCATTCCCACTAGCAGAGTTGCTGCCGCTACCAGAATTTAGTGAGGTAAAGAATGGCACCAAAGAAGCCCGCAAAACTCGCAAGCGGAAAGCCTAATCAAGTATTCTGGAAGCCCCGCAGGTGCGACATCTGCGGTAAGCCGATTGACACAATGAAGGAGGCTGAACGTGTCTTATCTAAAGTATTTACTGGAGCGCGTGCTGCAACTAATTTCATCTGGCGGCACAAGGTAGGTTGTAATGCCTAAGACACCAGCATGGACTCGTAAGGAAGGTAAGAACCCAGCAGGCGGACTAAACGCCAAGGGGCGTGCATCCTATAAGGGCGGCACACTCAAGGCTCCAGTCAAGTCTGGGGATAACCCGCGCCGCGCATCTTTCCTTGCTCGTATGGCAGGGATGCCTGGACCAGAGCGTGATGCAAAGGGAAGACCAACTCGTCTGTTGCTAAGCCTTCAGGCATGGGGCGCAAGTAGCAAGGCAGACGCTAAGCGCAAGGCTGCGGCGATCTCCGCAAGGAACAAGAGCAGGAGTGCCTAGTCTCCTAGAAGATCTTCAGGCTGGTCGTCAAGATCCAGTATTCTTTGCGGAAAGGTTCTTAGGAATTCGCATGAATCCTGGTCAACAGCGTTGGGCAATTGCCTGTGTTGAGCGAGCAGAAAATGGATGGTCCCCTAGGTACCTAACGACGGTTGTAAGTGCGGGCAATCGCGCTGGCAAGACACTTGCCATGGCACTCGTGATATTTCATTCTGCTTTCTATAAACTCGGGATTAGACCGCCTCGCCCTGCAGACCAAGAGGACGCGCTCCGCTGGCTCAAGGAGCCATACGAGTGGTACCATATTGGTATTCAGCAGGAAACGGCGGAACTTGTCTACCGAGAGTTGTCTATGATTATTCAAGGAATCCACCCAGCGCAGAAGGGGCGCAAGGCTCCACTGATGCAGGAACTTGGCAAGATTGTTTCCATGGACAAGAAGTACAGAGGCGAGTACCTTTGGTTCCAGTTTAACAAGGCGGTCGGCGGAGCGAACATCCACTTTAGAACGACGCAAGATAAAGCCAAGGCACTTCTGGGCAAAGACATGAATGGCATTTCCTTTGACGAGGCTGCCTTTGATCAGCACTTGATGGTCATCTACCAAGAGGTTCTTAACCTGCGACGACTTTCTACGGGGGGTCAACTTCATTTTATTTCTACTCCTACTGAAGGTATTAACGACTATGCTGACCTCTGGGAACTGGGCAACCCAGAGAACCCTAATCGCGACGATCAATTTATCTCCTACCGAATGTCTACTAGGGATAATATAGGCTATGGACTATCCCAAGAGAACTTTGATTCTATCATCCGCCAGCAGGTCCCATACCTAGTACCACAAAATATAGATGGTTATTTCATTGAGGCTCGGGAAGCCTACTTCAACGCCGAGCAGGTAGATAAGGCATTTGACCCAGATCTGCCCGATGAGGAGGAGCCAGCCAAGGCTCACCGCTACGTCCAAGGCTGCGATCCAGCCGTGGCATCCGACGCTACATGGTCAGTTGTCCTAGATTATACTAACAAACTAGGGGTCAAGGGGGTCAGGGCAAGGAAGAAATCAGGTCGTCAGACCCTTACTAGCCTAGTAAATATGCTAAGGGAATCTCACTTGTTGTATAATCAGGGGAGTCATTGTACCACCATTGTAGATAGTACTGGGTTTGGTGGTAAAATGTTTATGCAAGAACTAAGTATTATTAAACCTCTGAGGCAGGTAGACTTCTCTGGAACCAAGGCTAAGAAACTTGAGATCCTGTCAGATCTTAAGGCTATGATTGACAAGGAGATGATCAAGTTCCCTAAGCGGGGGATTTGGCTAGAACTGAGGAGACAACTGTTGGGGTATAAACTGGATGACAAGAAACTGGAAACGGATGCGGTTATGGCACTTGCTGTGGCTGTGCGTCACGCGGCTCGGTCCGCTGGCACAGTAGTGGAAGATGCCAAGTTTAGTTACTTTGGTGAGGTTTGATGGCTAAAGCAAAGCAGGTACCTTCGTTTCAGACAAGCGACCCTAATACGCTTGATACGGCTAAGCGTGGCGCTTCTCTTATTCAGAATGTATCTTCGCAGAAGCCAGCGTCGTCGCGAGCGTTTGCTCCTAAACTAAACGAGGCTGACCAGAAGGCAGTTAAGTTTGCCAAGACTACAAACGATCAGAGCGTTGCAGAAAAGTTTCAAGAGATTCTTGAGCGCAAGGCTTCTGTAGAATCCGAGAATGCACGACGACGGCAACTGTTCCGACGCTTTGACAACTTCTTCCATGCTCGCACAATTACTGCTGGTGGTGCAGACCACTGGGCAGAAGATCCATCTGCACGACTTGGCGGACGAGTCCACGTATCTGTTAACACGCATCCTGCCTACGTTACGATTCCAGCATCGTTGCAAGCGGTTCGTCCAGTAATCAATTATGTGCCGACTGGATCAAAGCGGGAAGACCGACTTGAGTCTGCAGCACGAGAACGTCTGTTCTTCCGATGGTGGGAAGAGGCAGAGATGGATATCATCATGGAAGATGCCGCGCTTTATAAGGCACTCTATGGCGATACTGCCGCAAAGATCTACTACGATGAAGAGGACGGAATGCCGATGGTTGACGTTATCTCTTCGCCAGAGAACCTGTATCTAGGGTATGGGGCATCAGACTACACGGAAATTGATTGGGCGCTGTATCACTATGGTCTCTCGCCCCGAGAGGCAATGGAAGAGTTTGGGGTTGACATTGTACCCGTCAAGGATGGAAACGAGTACTACCCATACGTAAATTCTGGAGACCATAGCGATCCGCTCATGACTGCGTGGGCAGCAAGTGCAGAGCGAACCGTTGACCGACGAGACACAGCCTACGAGCGAATGCAGGTTTCTGTATATGATTACTGGTACAAGAAGAGCAACGGCAAGGGCAAGGAAACCGTTTACAACTGTATCTTTGTCGGCAACAAACTTGTTGAGGAGAAGGAGCATCCAGAGTACGAGGGGGATCTACCATACATTCCGCTAATCAACTCGCGAATTCCTGGATCGCCATACGGCAAGCCAGAACTCTACGACGTTGAGCAACTACTCCGAGAGAAGGATGAGCGAGTTACTAATCAGGCGCAGTTCATTCAGCAAATTGTTGGCGGTCAGATGTTCCAGTTGGTTGGGCAGGACGCACCAGAAGAAGTGCCGTCTAACGCTGTACCAAAGCCAGGTCGCATTGCAGCACCAGGGGCAGGCAATCGCATTGAAGCAATCCAGCCGTTCTTGCCAAACATTCAGATTGAACAATACAATCAGCGCATTGACCGAGAACTAGCGGTGGTATCTGGACTTAACGACCTGCTCCTTGGAGTTGCGCCATCAAGCGTGCTTGGGTCGTCAAAGGCTATTGCCTCGCTCATCGCAAACTATGAGCAGCGTATTGCGCCAAAGCGCAAGTTGTTCTACAAGTGGATTAAGGATGTCTGGAAGATGGCAGCAAAGGTCTGGGCGTACAACAATACCGATGTACGAATGATTATTAACAACGAGTACCGACTTGAGATTACTCCGCCAGAACTTACGCCACGAGATACGCTGGAACTTGCAAACACTGCAATCAGCCTTGTGCAGAATCGTATCTGGTCAGCCGAGCGCGCAATGGATCGCGTTGGCGTGGACGATCCGAACAACGAGAAGGATGTCATCCGCGACGAGCAGACCGATGCAACAATCAATCCTGCCGCAGTTGCGACAATGGCAAGCGTTATCTCATCGTTCCAGCAACTTGGCATGCAGCCGCCGCAGGGAGCAACTTCGCAGTTTGGCATGCAGCAGTCGGCAGCAATGGAGGCTATGCGTGGACAGAACCCATCGCCAATGGGTAGTGAGTCACTTAATGAGCCAGGACTTCTTCCGCCAGGCGCAGCAGAATCACAGCCAGAGAATATGGGCGAGGGTGGGGCAGCCCAAACCCCAGAGCAATTGATGAACCAAGGAGCATAGTATGGCAATCAGTGGTCAGTTCGGTCGCGTAATTACGGGCGGATCTTCGCTTGCATCCTCCATTGCCAGCATCGCTCAGGAGTTTGCAACGCTTCGTATAAATAGGATCTACGAAGCATTCATGAACGGATCCGAGTTTGAGGGATCCACAATGGATGCGCAGCGTGCAATCTCGCTGCTCAATGGAATGATGAGCGAGTATGGCAACAACGCAAAGATTGCCGATAGCATCCAGTCAATGCTTTCAAATGTGCGACAATCAAATAGAACTCGTACCCTCAACAAACTGGACGCAGACCTCATTGCGGCAGGTCCTCTTGGAGACTACTCAAATAAGGTCAAGGTTATTGAGGAAATGCTTCTTGACCCGACCATTACCCCAGATGAAAGAACAACTCTTCAAAACGAACTTACTTCAGCGATTGATGATGTTGTTGCGAATGCACTTAACCAGTTTAAGAATAAGGGAAAGATTGTTGTAAATGGATCAACGATTGACTTTGCCATTGAAACTAACAAGGATGCACTCCTTGGTCTATATGATGATTTTATTGAACAGCACCCAGAAATGGCAGAGAGACTTGGAGGAATGCGCGACATTGCCGTAAGCCAGATTTCTGTTAGGGCAGCATCTGAACTGTGGCTGAAGGTCAAGCGAACAGACGATAAGACAAAACTTGAAGGATACAACGGGCAACTTGAGATTCTTAAGGCAGCATACGCAGATCTTCAAAACTCTCCATATGGTCTTGCTGGGAGTCCAGAGGCTCTAGATATCCTTGAAAGCATCCGAGAGATTCAAGGATATAAAGAAACCGCTAAGGACAACATGGCAAGGGATGCCGCTGACAAGCGACTTGCCGACGCGGAGAAAACAATTTACGGGGAATTTGATGCACTTGAAAAGGCTATGCGAAAGAATTCAATGATTGATGGATTGCTTGGAAGCGGCAATCTTTCTGCGATGATGGCTGGTGGTCAGAACTCAATCAATAGAGCGCTTGAAATCGTAGATAAGTTTGCATACATCAATGGCGGAACAACCATTGAGGTCGGAGGCAGAAAGATTGATTTCTCTCGCGCAGGAATCTATGACATGTCTGCAGATGCTAGGTCTGCAGCAAAAACTCTCAACGCATGGGCTTCTGGAAATGAGTTTGTCCCTCAAAACTGGCAAACTGCAATTAAGGGATGGGCTACTTCAACTGGGGATATGGTAAGGAATAATCCAGAAGTTAAACTAGAAGATGCCTACGACGTTGCCTTTAGTAGTATGAAGTCTGCCCTTGAAGACGCGTCTATCAGCGCATCACAGCGACAGAAGATTATGCAAGACTTTGGGAATACATTGATTTCTCTATCGGAAAGATTTACTGGGAAGGTTGACGCGGGGGTTCTTAAGGGTCTTTCAACGGAAGCGGACATGTACCGATTTGGGAAAATGCCTGGAGAGAACGACTGGACATTCGGAGAATACTCTGGTAACTACCCAGCATTTGATCAAGGCGGAAATCGTGTTCTTATCACAGGTTCCAACGACGAAGTTGGGTCTCTTATTAATCCAACAGCCATGGGTGAATCTGGATCGCTCATTAGCGCCATCCAGAAAAACCAAGTTGAGGTTGACCTATGGAATCGCGGGCAAGGACAATACTTTACAGATGGTTGGTCGGGGATCAGGACTCAGGTAATTCTCGGGGAAGATACATCTGCATGGCAAAATGGTGCGGGCATGACGCTTATGTCCAATACAAACATTTCGGTTGGTGGCAAGGAGATTCCTTCGTCAAGGAAGGATACCTATGTTCGCGTCCGACTTATGAAGGCTGGCTGGGAGGATAACACCAGCGGCAAAGGCATTGAGCAGAACACTGCTGGATGGATTACACCTGTAGTCGGAATGGACGGAACAACAACTTGGGTGCTTACAAAGAAGGTTGGGAATAACGAACAGTTTATTTCTTCTGATGTCACTGACCGAATCATTGATCTTATGGGAGGAAGCCCAAACAGTCTTCTAACCCCAGTTGGAACTGATGGCAACTATGTGATTCCTTTGTCTACTGAAATCTATAGCGTCTTTGAGGGCGGCGGCGTTGGCGGGAATATTCCTCGCTCTGTCATTGGAACAGGAGGCGCAGACCTTGATAACGCTCTGCGGACTGCAGGCTATACATTTATTGATGAGGTTGCGGCAGTTCAAAAGAAGGGCATTGAGGATTTGATTGTAAGCGGTGACATTGTGGTTAACGACAACGGCAGGATTGTTGCTGTTGACAAGTCAGTAATTAATGATCCGACAATTGGATATGGAGAGGGTGGGGATTCAGACGTTGATATCACCAACCAGATTCCACGCGGGGTTGTTTCTGAAATCGTTGCAGCAAATAACTCTGACCTTGATAAGCGTGGTGGTGGAAACCCAGATTTCCCTGGAGAAGTACCGCCCCCAACTGGACCTGGAAGCAATCCATATACCCGTGGATATACAGCAGATAACAATCTCTCGTACGGTGCTGCATCGTTTGCTCCTCCCAAAAAGCGACAAGAAGAAACGTTTACTCCAGCCCAAGTCTCTAAGTCAATCATTGACTTTAGGGCTTCTGAGCGTGCCGCTTCTGCGCCGAAGACTTCAACCACAAGTGGACCAACGTATACTGGTATTCCAAGCAGCAATGCATCTCAGTATCTTGATACATTCCTTCGCAATGTACCAGTGACGGGAGCACCAGGGACTACTCCTCGTGGCGGAACACCGCCGCCAACATCACGAGTGCCGATTGCTCCGCCTCCGTATCGCCCAACTCCGCCAACGTCGCCAACGCCAACTCCTCCTCCAACGCGGCGAGATCCAACTAGACCGATTGCGTCGTAATGGCAAGACTAGTAGAGCGTCAAGATCCATTTAATCCAAACCCACTTGTAGGAACTGCGTCTACCGCAGAGCCAACGCCAAGAGGAATGGATCGTCCTGGCGTTGTTGGGATTGACTTGCTTGGAGGTGGCACTGGTATTATTGGTGGCGCAACAAAAAATACTGTTGGTCTCATTGGGGAAGTTGTCAACACGCCACTTGAAATCATTACTGGAGAAATTGCTGAGACAAGGCTTTCTCGGTCGCTTGTTACCAATGATTCTGCCGTTGACGAGAAGTACATTCGCATGGTCACAGAACAGGGTCTTAGCATCAGCGACGTTGCAGACCAGATGGCAAATGATGGAGTTGCCGTTACTGGTGGAGTTGCCCATGACCTACTCATTGGGATATTCCTTGATCCGTTTAACCTGATCTCTGCCTCTGCAGGTAAGGCATACGATGTTGGCAAGAGAAGTTCTGGGATTCAGGATCGGCTCAACGATACTGGAGTGAAGACTGTTGCTGATTCTGCCGCCCGCAACGGAGCGACTAAGGCTGAGATTGAGTGGCTTAATGGCGGGGTTGGTCGTAAGTTCCTAGGCGAAGCATACGGCGCATCCTCACGGCGGCTAGGAGGAATCAAGAAGGGGATGGCTCAGGCAATGTTTGGGCGAGGTGCTGGCATTGCAGCAGTAGCCATTGGCGTTAACACGCTGTCTAAGATCCTTGGAGTTGCTGAGGCTGCTGGAAAGAGTGACGCGCTTATGCGTGCCGCTGGTATCGGTGCAAACAATCTAACACTATCCGCTGCATCTGACCTTGTGGTCCGACGAGCGTTTGCCGAGTCTCGCAAGACAGCAATGATTAAGGCAAAGATCTTTGCTAAGTCCTCTGGAGTAAATGACGAAAAGACGTACACAGAGTTTGCTCGCGCTACTGGCTTTAGTCCAGATACAGCAGACTTTACAGCCGACGAGATCCGAAGAGAGTGGGAAGACCTTCACGCTGCGGTAGGACGAAAGTCTCCAGCCGACAGGGAGCAGGAGGCTTCTGCAATCATCCTAAGCCGAGATACTGCTGGAATGATTAACGAGGACATCGGACAACGAGGAACGCTGAACGTACTTGAGACGCAGCGGGCAATGGACGAGACTGGTATTAGGCGACAAGTTCTTGCTCAGAAAGAAGTCTATGTATCTGAAAACCTATTCGCCTTGGCTGGTGGCGCGAATGATGCAGAGCGAGCATCGCTTGCCGCCGATGAGTTTATCCAGAACCTAGCCCCATTCATGGGAGAGACGGCAGCAAGGAACGCATGGAATCTTGTAGAGGCTGAGGCTCGCGCAAGTGGGAATCTACTCCGAGGACTTGCCGAAGGAATGTATGCCTCGCAGGTTCTACGACTTGGGTTTGTTGCCGATTCGTTCGCGGCTGCAAAACGCGGAATGCTTGCCCGCATCACTGGCGCTGGAAGGGCAAAGATTCTTGCCGCGCTACCAGAAAATACGCGAACGCTGCTTATCAATCAAGCAGATCGGTTCTCCATTGCGGCAAAGGACACGATGACTGATAGGGACTATGCTGACCTTGTTCGCCTCCTTGGGGACGAAACGGTTTCTGCTGCAGAGCGAGGACAGGCTGCAATGAGGGCGGTATACCAGTTCTCAAATCTTCGTAAGGTCTACGATGCTAAGTCGTATCAAAGACTTGTTTCGTCAAATCCAGAAGACGCAGTTAAGGCGTTGCTAAATACACTATCCGAGTACAGTGCTGACTCATTTGTCAAAGAAGTTCCGCTTGCCCCGTTTAAGGGAGCGCAAGAGATTATCCCAGAGGTCAAAGAGATTGTTCGGGCTGCGGAACGTGGCGGATACAAGATCGTGTTTGAACCTTTAACTGCAGCAACAAAGCCTAATAGGATTTACGCTGACCTTGTGACTAAAGATACTGCGCGATTTGGCGTTGACCTATGGGCACCGATCTCAGACAACGTAATGAACGTTGAACTTGGGAATAGGAACATGGTCGGCAATGTGGTTGACTTCCTTATGGGAGAACGGCTAACCTCACAGGTCGTTGCAAATACTCTTTCCCGAATGCAGGAGTTTGCGGTAACAAATAATATCCCGCTTTCAAGGAAGCAGGTTATCGCAATCCATCGTGCGCTCACGGACTATTCGTTTAAGAATAGGGGATCTGTGCGAACGGCAATGGACGCTGAGATTGATGCTGGCTCTGTGGGAATCATTAACAAGGTAATTCGGGAATCTGCAGAAACTAGCCCAGAATCCGCAATGCAACTAGACCAAATGCTTAAAGACGGAACTCTTCGGCGCATGGTCTTCTGGGCTGCAGAAGGCGACTTGTCTAAGGTTGGTATTCAGGCTAAGTTTACTGGTCGGCTCAAGGCTCTTTCAAGTATCGGCAGAATCGCTACGTACCTTGGAGATAGTCTATATCCAAACGCTAAGTTCAAGTTTAGTCCAATCTTTGGTATGCAAGAAGTTGTTGAGTCTAAGTGGTGGAACCTTATGCGTGGATATTCTGACGAGTGGAAGGTTGCGCTGCCAGGAGGCGAGGTTCGCTTCGGCAATCAGCGGTTCTACGACATCAAGGGACCAGACGGCAAGACGTACAAACTGGACGCTCTTGAGGTTATGTCTGAGGCAATGATTAGCGAGCGCGTTGAACTGAAGTATGCGCAGGAGATGGCTGCAATCAACCGATACTTCTCTGGTAGCGTTACAGACGCAATCATTGCATTCGGTGGAGAGAACGAAGGATTTATCAAGGCGCTTAAGAATGGGTTTAGGGGCGACCCAGGAGGGTCTAAGAACCTTGACTACCTTAAGTTTGTATCTGCCGAGGGGCTTGATGATCTTGCGGAAGATCTTGCAACTAGGATGGAATCTGTTGCGCCACAGCAGTGGGCAACGTGGCTAACAATGTCTGGTGGAAACAAGAAGGGGGCAGCGCTCCTATTCCTTAAGGAGCGGCAGCAACTTATCCGAGGTCGTAGCACTGCTCGCGCATTCTGGGAATCTCAAAAGCATTATGGTATTGGCTTTGGTCGGCAGTATGATGACACCCCTGTCAAGAACCTTGACCGACTGCGCCGAGACAGTGCGCGTGTAATTGCCGATCCTATGACTGATAGTCGCAACAGCAAACTCAAGAAGGTTAACAGTGCGCTATCTCTTATTCATGCAGACGCTGGTGCCATTGGGTATTCAAAGGAAACTCTGGCAACGCTGCAAGAAGCCCAGCGTGCCATTGACGATGCAACCGATGTAGCGATGACCGCAGCCAACCGAGTATCCAAGCGAGGTCAGGTTGCAATCAACAACGCCATGGAAAAGATTGACAACGCTCGCTCGGCAATGCGTAAGGAGTTTGAGGCAGCCGTCGCCCGCAAGCAAAAGGTACGAGATACTCTAATTGAGGGCGGGATCTCAAAGCCACTTGCAACAGAAATGGCAGCGCTCTTTGTTGTTTCCGAACGCCGAAGCGAGATGCTTCCGCAGGTATCTAATGCCATTAGCAAGGCAATGAATGGCGAGAAGATTTCCCCAGCGGCGGTTGATGCACTAAAGGATCACCTCATGAAGATCCGCATGGCTCGCACTGAAGAGGAGACTCTTTATAACGCTATTGGATACGGTCTTGAGAATGCAATGTCAAATGCAGATAGGACTCACTACTTTACAACT